ATTGGGTCCATTGGGTGTTACATTTGGAATAGGTGCATTAATATCCGGGTTCACTGTTTTAACGCAGAAATATGGTTCTATTGGTGCTGCATTTAGTGAGTTACTTGGCTTAACAAATGCTTTAGCGTTATCGCAAAGGGAACTTTCAAAAACTATTATTTCCGTAGGTGCTGAGACGGCAGGCGAGGGTGCGAAGATAAATGGACTTGTTTCTATTTTAAACGATGCGAATACATCTAACCAATTAAGGGTAAGAACTTATAAAAGACTGAAAGAAGAATACCCTGGTATAATTCAGGGTATGAGTGATGAAAACGCACTCACTAAACAGGGCGGTGAATTAATTGCTGCCCGTGCTGATCAGTTAATAAAATACATAGATTTAAAAGGCCGTGAAAAGGCTTTAACGGATTTAATCAGCAAGGCTACTTCTAAACAATTTGAGGAGCTTGATAAATTAGGGCAATTAAATACCTTAGATGCCATCGGGCAGAGTTTTAAATCACTCATACAGGGGGGTAATTTACTTAGCAATCCTTTCCAGGCTGCAACAAATAGCATCGCAAAAGCGGGAACATCGGTTAAGTTTTTCAATGAGCAATTAAGGGGTACTCAAAAACAAATTGCTTTAATCGATCCGGATATTTTCAAATTTAAAGCAGCAAAAGAATCTAAGTCAGGAAGTGGCCCAGTTTCAAAAGCTATTCAGGCAGAAATTAAACAATTAAAGTCGGCTCCTACTATTGCCACAATTGATTTCACTTCATTCTTTTCATTGGATGAAGCTGCTTTAAGAGATAAAGTAAAATTATTTGCAGATCAGACCTTAACGAGATTCAATGAGGCATTAAAAACAGCAGGTAAGGTTAATGG